TCGAACGGCGCGAACATGTTCATGCCGTTGATCGCCGCCGCTCCGGGGTTCGGCGGTGCCTATGCGGCGGGTGGCCAGGAGTCGATCAACGACAACCAGATCCTGGCCGCGATGCAAGCCAACTGGGCGCGGGTGACCGCTCTGTACGAGCCGTCGCCCTGACATCGGTTGACCCAGGGGGTGATTCGTCATGCCCTGGGCCGGACCACTGTTCGACGGCCATGTCTGCTCGGTCGGCTACGAGGTCGTGGACGCCATCGAGGCGTTCATGTGCCACGGTGAGGGCGACGTACAGGGCCAGAACGCCGAGGTCGACTCGGAGATGCGCGACCACATCGTGGAGTGCTACCGGATCGATCCGCACAACGGCCGGCGGATCTATAACGAGGCGGTGCTCAGCCGACCGAAGGGCCGGGCCAAGAGCGAGATCGCCGCCTGGGTCGCGGTGGCCGAGGCGTTCCTGCCCTGCCGGTTCGACGGGTGGAACGCGGACGGTCAGCCGGTCGCCCGGCCGGTGCGCTCGCCGCTGATCAAGTGCCTGGCGACCGAGGAGAAACAGGTCGGGAACACGTTCAAGACGGTGGCCTACATCGCCGGGGACTGGGGCCGGGACAACCACCCCGAGGTCTACGGCGGCTCCAGTGGCATCCGCAAGTACCAGAGCGCCACCGCGATCTACCTGGACCACGGCGGCGAGGTCCGGGCCTGTACCTCGGGTTCGGCCAGCAAGGACGGCGGCCTGGAGACGCATGTCGTGGTGGACGAGAGCCACCTGTACGTGCTCCGCGAGCTGAAGGACATGTACGCCACCATCGCCCGGAACATGGGCAAGCGGTACGACGCCGACCCCTGGCTGCACCAGACCAGCACCGCCTACCGGCCGGGTGAGAACTCGGTGTTCGAAACCACTCTCACCATGTGGCGCAAGGGCGAGCTGGGCGACCAGGTTTTCATCAACCACCGCCAGGCCGACGGCCGGGTGAACATCCAGGACACCGCGCACACCAAGCGGCAACTGATCTACGTGTACGGCGCCGCCGCCGGCCGGATCGACATGGACCGCAAGATCCGCGACATGCGCGATCCGCGCATCTGTCCGGACGAGGCCACCGCCGCCCGGTATTTCCTCAACCGCCCGATGTCCGGCAAGGACGCCTGGATTCCCGATGCCATCGTGGAACGCCAGGTGCGGCGCGAGGAGGTCAAGCCGGGGGAGTGGATCTCGCTCGGATTCGACGGCTCGCTGTCCGACGACTCGACGGTCCTGATGGGCTGCCGGATGTCGGACGGCTACCTGTTCCCGATCGGGATCTGGGCGAAACCGCCCGGCCTGGAGGGCAACTGGTGGGAGGTCCCGCGCAACGACGTGCTGGCCACCATCCGCGAGGCGTTCTCCCGGTACCAGGTGGCCCGAGGCTACTTCGACCCGCACGAGTGGCGCAGTGACATCAACAACCTCCAGGACGAGTACGGCGAGCGGGTCATCCCGTGGGCCACCAGTCGGGACGTCGCCATGGGCGGCGCCCTGGACCGGCTGCGTTCCGATCTGATCAACGGCACGGCATGGCATTCCGGCGACAAGGTGGTCATGGAACACCTGCGGAACACCTACGTGCGCGTGAAAGGCCCCCTGCGCCTGGTGCGCAAGGAACACCCCGGCTCCGATCGCAAGATCGACTCCACGGTCGCCATGGCGCTGGGTTACGAGGCCCGCGCCGATGCGATCACGGCCGGGTGGACCCCCGAGCCCGAGGACCGCCGGGTCATCATCTTCCGACGGTAGGAGGACTGGGTGTTGGACCGCCTGGACACCGACAACGCCGCGCTGATCCAGAAGTTGGAAATCCAACTCGATCGTGCGCAGACCCTGATCGACAAGTACGAGGCGTATTACGAGGGCGAACAGCGGCTGGAGCAGTTGGGCCTGGCCATCCCGCCGGAACTCCGGCGGTTCGTGGTCATCGTCAACTGGCCCCGGGTGGCCGTCGATGCCGTGGAGGAACGTCTGGAGCGCACCGGATTCCAGCTTCCCGGTCAGCGGGCGGCGGACCCCGGCCTGTGGGATCTGTGGCTGTACAACGGGTTGGACGAACTGGCCGTGATGGGCGACCGCGACGCGCTGAAGCTGGCGCGCAGCTACCGCATCATCGGGTCGAACGACGACGATGAGGAGTTCCCACGAATCACCATCGAGTCGCCGCGCGAGGTCACCGTCCTACGAGATCCGAAGACGCTGGATGTGGTCGCCGCCCTGAAGCGGTACGACGTCGAGAACGGTCGGGCCACCAGTGCCACCCTGTACCTGCCCGACGAGACGATCTGGCTGGACGGTCAGCGCGGCGGCTGGGAGGTCGTCGAGCGTGACCGGCACGGGATGGACGCGGTTCCCGTGGTCCCGCAGGTCAATCGCCCACGGATCGGCATTCCCAAGGACGGTCGACCGCTGGGCACGTCCGAGATGGTCGACGTCATCCCGGTCACGGATGCGGCGGCGCGGAACCTGACCAACGCGCAGGTCGCCCAGGAGACCCACGCCGTCCCGCAGCGGGCGGTCAGCGGGGCCAAGGCGTCCGACTTCGTGGACACTGAGGGGAACATGCTCCCGGTCTGGGAGACCTACTTCGGGGCTGTCTGGGCGCTGACCAACGAGAACGCCAAGCCGTTCCAGTTCGCCGCGTCCGACATGGTCAACTTCGAGCGGATGCAGGACATGTACGCCCGGCAGGCCAGCGCGATGAGCGCGACCCCGCCGAACTACTTCGGCCTGGCGGCGGACGACGCGGCCAGCGCCGACGCCATCCGGGCTCGGGATGCCCGGCTCAACCGCAAGTGCGAGCGGCGCATCCAGACCTTCAGCGGCGTCGACAAGCGGACCCTGTACATCGCCGAGCGCATCCGCACCGGCGACTGGAACAAGGACATCCTGCGGATGCGGTCCCTGTGGGACGACCCGAGCACGCCGACGTTCGCTCAGAAGGCGGACGCGGCCACCAAGCTCGCCGGGGGCAAGCCGATCATCCCGGTCGAGCAGGCCCGCCGGGATCTCGGCTACACGCCGCAGGAGATCGCCGACATGATCGAGATGGACAAGCGCGCCGCCTCGCTCGCCCTGGAGGCCATGCAGAAGGCCATGAGCCTGAACCAGGACCAGGGGGCGATCGATGACGGCACCGACAACTCCGGGCAGCTTGCTGACAAGCCCCCTGTCGTCCCCGGTCAGCCAGGAGCAGGCCGACCGGTTCCTCGCCGTGGCCGCCCTGGACCTGTGGGCCAGCAGTGAGATAACGGCCCTGATGCTGGATCTGACGATCACCGATCTCCAGATTCAGTACGTCAGCGACGTGTTGCCAGCGGCCTGGGCGACACTGACCACCGCGCAGCGCCGAGCCGCCGGCATCGGCGCCGACTACGTCGATGCGGTGGGCGACGCCGAGGACATCCCTCCGGGTCCTCGGCTCAGCACCACCGCGCTGTCCGGTGTCGCCAGTGACGGCCGGGACCTGGAGTCCCTGCTGTTCCAGCCTCTGATCAAGATGCTGGTCGAGGAAGCGGCGGGGTCGCCGTTCCCGGACGTCCTGGCGACCGGCCGGAACTCGATGAACCTGATCACCACCACCCAGATCCACGACGCCGCCCGGGTGGCCGAGGGCACCAAGATCGCCGCGAACAAACGCTGGAAGGGCTACGTCCGGATGGTGGAGCCGTCGGCGTGCTCGCGGTGCATCATCCTGGCCGGCCGCACGTACTCGTGGAACACCGGGTTCCTCCGGCATCCCCGCTGCCGGTGTACCCACATCCCGTCCAGCATCGCCCGGCCGGACTCAGCCAGCCCGCGCGAGCTGTTCGACCAGATGTCCCGGTCCGAACAGGACCGGGCATTCACCGCCGAGGGCGCCGAGGCCATCCGGCTGGGCGCCGACCCGGCGCGGGTGGTCAACGCCCGGGCCGGGATGAACACCACCCAGACCGCCTCCGGTCGACAGGTCAAACAGGCCATCGACTACCGGGGGCAGAAGGGCATCTACATCACCCGCGCGGGCACCGGCATCAAGCGCCAGCGCGGTGAGGTCCGGCTGATGCCGGAATCGATCCTGCGGTTCGCCGCCGGAAACCGGGATGAGGCCATCCGCCTACTGCGGCTGCACGGCTACATCCTCTGACGGGAGAGACTGAGTTGAAAGCCGCCGTAGCTGTTGTCGTCTACATCGCCGCCATCGTCGCGGCCAACGTGCTGACCCAGCGATTCGGACTGGTGCCCGTCGGGTTCGGCCTGGTGGCCACCGCCGGTACCTACGCCGCCGGGTTCGCCCTGCTGGCCCGGGATTTCGTGCACCGGTACGCCGGGGTGTGGTGGGTGCTGGGCGGCATCGTCATCGGGATCGCCCTGTCCTGGTGGCTGGCGTCGCCGGCTCTCGCCCTGGCCAGCGCCGCCGCGTTCGGTATCGCCGAGCTGGCCGATCTCGGGGTGTTCGTGCTGGCCAGGCCGCGCGGGTTCATCACCGCCGCCGCCACGTCGAACGTGGTCAGCGCGCCGCTGGACACGGTGGTGTTCCTGGCCATCGCCGGCTTCCCGCTGACCTGGGACGTGATCGCCGGACAACTGGTCTGCAAGTTGCTCTGGGCGACCGCCGTTCCTCTGGCCGTCTACTGGGTGGTGTCGCGTGCGGTACTTCGCCAATCCGAGCACGGCCAAGATCCGCGCGGCGATGCAGGCGGGTCTGCTCGGGTGCATCACCCAGCCCGGCCAGCGGAACCCGCTGCCTAGCGGGGTCCGGTACTGCTGCGACAACGGGGTGTTCGGTGCCTACCTCGGCGACGCGAAATGGTGGGAGTGGTTGTCGAGCCGCCCGGACAAGGACCGGTGCGAGTTCGCGGTCGCTCCCGACGTCGTCGGCGATGCGGCGGCCACCCTGGCTCGCTCTCGGCCGTGGTTGCCCCGCATCAGGTCGCTGGGCATCCCGGCGGCATTCGTCGCCCAGGACGGCCAGGAGAACCTGCCCGTCCCGTGGGGCGAGTTCGATGTCCTGTTCATCGGCGGCACCACCGAATTCAAGCTCGGGGTCGGCGCGCGGGCGCTGATCGGTGAGGCGGTGGTGCGCGGCATCCCCGTGCACATGGGCCGAGTCAACTCGCGCAAGCGATTGGCGTACGCCTTCACCGCCGGGTGCGCGTCGGTCGACGGCACCTACCTGAAGTTCGGGCCGGATCTGAACCTGCCCAAACTGCTCCGCTGGATTGACGAGATCCACGCGGCCTGACACCAACGCGGACGACCGGCGTTCAACTGGTCGGAGTGGCCGACGGGCCGAAAACGGTTGAAGGGAAACCCATGTTCACGCACACCCACCCCGTGCTCATCGACCCCGCAAGCGGTGCACCCTTGCGGGCGATCGGATTCCGGCTTGACGGCCGACCGATCTGGCCCGTACTCGGGGCCGCCGAGGACGGCGGGGACACCGGTGGTACCGGTGACGGCGCGAATCAGGGCGGCGGCACCGGCGACGGTGGAGCCGAGAAGTCATTCACGCAGGCCGATGTCGACAAGCTCATCGGTCAGCGGCTGGCGCGCGAGACCAGCAAGTACGCCGACTACGACACGTACAGGCAATCGCACGTCGAACTGGAACAACTGAAGGCGGCGAACGCCTCCGAGTTGGACAAGGCGAAGCGCGAGGCGAAAGCCGAGGGCATCGCGGAAGTAACGACCAAGGTGAACGGCCGGCTGATCGCCTCCGAGGCGCGAGCCCTGGCCAGTGCCCTGGATTTCCACAACCCGGCCGACGTGGTCGGGCTGGTCGACCTGAGCACCATCCGGGTCAACAACGACGGGGAGGTCGACTCGGAGGCCATCAAGGCTCTGATCGCCGCCCTGGCCAAGGAACGGCCCTACCTCATCAAGGGACCCAAGGAAGATCCGAAGCCCGGCAAGCCGAAGCCGGATCACTCGCAGGGACCCCGAGGCGGCGGAACCGGCACGACGGCGGACCAATTCGCCGCCGCACTTACCCCCATTCTCTCCCCGTAAAGGAGTTCCACCGTGGCTGGTGTGGATATCAACCGCACTACGACCGGCGTCATCCTGCCGAAGGAGGTTTCGACGGAGATCTGGACGAAGACGCTGAACGCGTCCGTCATCCAGCAACTGTGCCGTCGGATCAACCTCCCCGGCGGCGGGATCGACGTCCCGATCATCACCGGCGATCCCACTGCTGACTGGGTCTCGGAGACCGCCGAGAAGCCGGTCTCCCGTTCGACCTTCGGCTCGAAGAACATCAAGGGTTACACCCTGGCCGTCATCGAGCCGTTTTCGAACCAGTTCCGGCGTGACCTGGGCGCGCTCTACAACGCCCTGGTCGATCGGCTCCCGCTGATCCTGGCGAAGAAATTCGACCAGACCGCACTGGGTTTCGCGGCGTCTCCCGGCTCCGGGTTCGACACCCTGGCCGCTGCGCCGACCGTCAGCATCGCCACCAACGTCTACGACGGGTTCCTGGCGGCGCTGTCCAGCGTGGCCACCAACGACGGCGACGTCACCGCGTGGGCACTGTCCACCCAGGGCGAGATCCTGGCCCTGGGCAGCAAGGACACCACCGGTCGGCCCATCTTCATCGGCAACGTCACGACCGAGGGTTCCTTCGGCAACGTGCTGGCCCGGCCCGCCTACAAGGCCCCGGGCAGCTACAAGGCCGGCACCATCGGCGCGCCGGGCACCGCCTCCACCGTCGGCTTCGGCGGTGAGTGGCAGAGCGCCGTGTGGGGCTACGTCGAGGGGATCTCCATCGACGTGTCCGACCAGGCCACCCTGAACGACGGCGGTACCGCGCTGAACCTCTGGCAGCGCAACATGTTCGCCGTCCGGTGTGAGGTCGAGGTCGGCTTCGCCGTCCGCGACGTCAACCGCTTCGTTCGGATCACCGGCCCCATCCCGACCTGATGGGTACGGAACTGGTGTCGCCCTTCGGCGCCGGGTCCGTGGTGGTTCCGGATGACCTGGTGGACAAGTACCGGGCCGAGGGCTGGTCGGTCGCGCAGGCACCGGATGAACCGGAGCCGCCGGCGGACAAGCCGAAGGCCCGGGCGACCAGGACCCCCGCAGCGCGCCGCAAGTAGCCGAAAGGGGCTGCCATGGCTGTCATTCCGACGCCGTACTGCACGCCGGACGACGTAGCAGGGGTGTGGCGCCCGATCGCCGATCAGTCGGAACGCGACGTCATCACCAACCTGATCGCGGATGCGTCGCAGATGTTGGCCGAGATCCCGATCGTGCAGACCAGGATCGCGGCCGACCTGTTGCCCGCGAGCACGTTGCGGACCGTGTGCAAGTACATGGTCCGCCGGGTGATGATCAACCCGCAGGGCCTGCGCCAGTTCGGTGTTTCCGCCGACGACGCGCAGCGCAACGGCACCTACGACAGTTCGATATCGACCGGCCGGTTGTACGTCACCGATGACGAGATGGCCCGGCTCGCCGGGCGTCCCGTGGTCGGGGTGGACAGCGGGGCCTTCTCGATCCGACCCTGGGCGGGGCTCGTCGCCGAACCGTACCCGCCGGACCCCTGGGTCCCCGAGTACTCGGCGCCGCTGCCGTGATCATCGAACCGGCCGACATGTTGATGCTCCGGGCCGATACCGAATCCCGCATGCGGGACACCTGCCAGATCACCGTGCCGGTCGGCTCCAGCGGTCCGCTGGACCCCGACACCGGACTCCCGGTGGAAACACCGGGCACGGTGCTCTATATCGGCAGGTGCCGGTACCGGACGGCGGGCGGGGTGTCGGCATCCGCCACCCGGGAGGTCGGTGGGGATCACGCGTCCATCGCGTTCCCCACCCTGTCCATCCCGGTGGCGGCGCCGCGCATCCCCATCGGGGCGGTGGCGGTGATCACCGATGTGCCGCCGGACGACCCGGCCGGGCATCTCCGGCTCAACCTGCGGATGCGGGTGATCGGTCAGAACCTGGCGACAGATCTGACCGCCCAACGGATGGCGATTGAGGTGGTGGTCGGGTAATGGCGATCCCCGGCTGGGCGGGAAACACCGGATCGAGTACCGGCGTCCGCCGACCGGCACCCACGGTTCGGCAGGGGGCCAGCACCGGCATCGTGATCGATGCCTCGCAGGCCGAGGAGTACCGGGCGATGATCGCGGCGCAGACGGCTCTGTTGCTGCCCGAGATCAACACCATCGTGGCCAGGTCCGGTGCGCAGGTGCGCCGGCTGGCCGCCCAGCGGGCGATCTACACCAAACACACCCGCTGGGCCGGGATGTCCTGGAAGTCATCGTTCACCACCAAGACGCGGCGGTACACCACCGGCGTCTCGGTGGTGATCGAGTCGCGCTCGCAACTGGGCACGATCCTGACCTACGGCGTGCCGAGCAAGCGGACCCGTCCGCATGACGCGCTCGGGGTCGCGATCGAGGAGACCACCCCGACGATCATGGCCGATCTCCAGGCCCTGCTGGCGAGACTCATATGAACACCGCCGATGTCATCCTGGCTGCGTTGCGGTCGGCCCTGCCGACGGACGTAGCGGTCTACGACGCGATGGTGCCGGGTAGTCCACCGGCGCGCTACGTGATCCTGTTCTGCGGCAACGGGCTGCGCGAATCGTCCTCCGTGCTGGGCACTTCCACCGATGTGACGCAGACCTTCCAGGTCACGTCGGTGACCAGCCGACCGGACACCGCGTCGACTCCGGCGCCGCTGACCCGGTGGCTACAGGCCAAGGTGCGGGAGTCGCTGACCGATCAACGGCTCACGGTCGACGGTCTGGTGTGCGGCCCCATCCGACACGTCCAGTCACTGCCTCCGGTGGTGGATGAGGACGTCAAGGATCGCCCAACGGTTTACGCCGTCGATCAATTCGAGTTCCAGGCCGGTTGGCTCTAGGAAAGGCAATACATGACCAAGAAGAAGAAGGCCGAGGGGACCGGCGAATACGTGCCGCCCGGCTCGGTCGCGATCGAGACCGTGCTCGGCAACGAGGATTTCGTGCCGGACATTCCGGAGATCGTCACCTACCGCGACCTCGCGGTCGACCAGCCGGCCGTGCCGGCTTCCGAGTGAAGGGATAGTCGCACATGGCTCGCATGGTTGATCTTGCGGTCACGACCTACTGGTGGGTCGAGACGATCGCAAACCCCCTGGCGCCGACGGCAACGGAAATCACGGCTGGGGAGAACATCTCCCAGTACCTGACGACCGCAACGACGTTCGGCGCGGACGACTCGGACACCGTGTCCGAGAAGGCCATCACGGAGACGGCACAGATCGATGTGCCGACCATCCAGAAGTACGCCGCGTCGTTGGAGTTCTTCCGGGACTTCACGGCGAATGCGCCGTCCGCCACGGACCTGTCGAACATCTTCCAGGGTGGGAACGAGCAGGGTTACCTGGTCCGCCGCATCGGCTACCCGTCCAGCACCGCCGTCGCGTCCACCCAGAGCGTGGAGATCGGCAAGTTCATCGCCGACGTCCCGAAGTACCGGGGCGGCGAAGGAAACGGGTTCGTCAAGGGCTCGGTGAAGATGCTCCAGCAGGGCTTCTACAAGGCGAACGTGGACGTCGCCGGTCCCTGATCCATCCCCGGGGAGAACAGGCCCTCCGTCGCTTATGCCGAGCCCGGAGGGCCTGTCCCGTACCAGCAGTAGATACCACCCGCTCCAATTCTAAGGAATACGGACAGATG